GTATATGCTGCGCGGCATATCCGACGACGACGTTTTTGGCGATCACTATACAATCTGGGGCGGGTATACCCTGGGGGTGTCTGCAACGACATCGACGATCGATATCGTGGTCGGCGACAGGCTGGCGGCGCTCGATAAGGATTTTCCGCCGAATATAGATTCGACGACAGGATCGCCGATTCCGATAACGCTGGGCAAGGTTTACAGCGTCCCGCCGCTACTGGTCGACTCGGCAAATGATATTTACCAGGTGCATGATGGCGCGGTCACATCGATCGACGCAGTTTACGAGGGCGGCGAGTCTCTGACGCTAACGACCGATTACACGGTCGACGCAGCGAACGGGAAATTCACCCTGGTCAATCCAGCGACCGGGATCATTACGGCGGACGTTACCAATAACGTCACGACCGGCGCATATACCAACGGCGCGGGGGTGCTGATTCTCGAGCTGCTGACAACCTATGCGGGATTATCCACGGTGGGAAATGTCGACGTTCTAGCGAGCGCGTTTAGCATCAGTACGACCAATGCGTATGAGCATGGGATTTTTTATGATGGGCGCGACACAATTCTCGACGCGATAAATTTCCTGGCGCAGTCGGTCGGGGCGATTGTTTATCCGACCACCGCAGGAAATTTGTCGATGGCTATCCCCGAGTTCCCGACGGTAAGCCCGACACTTGCGGACCCGATAACTGATGCCGAGATTCTTAATATTGAAATGCTGCCGACCGAGCGCTTTTCGGGGGTCAACGTGCGGCTGAAATACAAAAAGAATCATAGGGTGTTGTCCCAGGACGAGCTATCCGCGACCCCGGACGATATCGATTTCTCGATCAGGGAGTGGCGCACCTATTCTCAGGGGATGACCAGCACCACCTGGGGGGCAGGATATAATTCGCTTCGCGATATCAATGTCGATACGTCGATCACAAATCAGACCGACGCGCAAACCGAGGCGGTCAGGCTGGGCAATTACTATCTGCGCGACGCAAAGGTTTTCCGGGTTCGCATGAAAACCAACCCGCTATACCTAGAGGTCGGCGGGTCGGTAGAGTTAAAATCAAGCCGGTTCGGGCTTACTGACGGCAGCGGGAACGGTTACCCGATGCTGATACTTTCCAAGTTCGATGATCTACAGGCCAACGAAGTCACGCTCGAGCTGATGGGGGAAACGAATTAAATGCTAATCACTAGCACCAACTACGTCGACAGCGCCACGATCACCGCGCACACCACCGAGCAGGATGCAACCTATACTCCGGCGGAAAATGTGCAGGAGATGCAGCTTTATAAGAGCTATGTCGCAAACAGCAAGACATACGCTTACATGGATTTCGACTTCGGCAGCGAAAAGATCATCGACACCGTGGCGATCATAAATCACAACTTGCGCCAAGATATTGGCACGGTGCGAATAAGGATCGGCAACGATGCCACATTTTTGACCAATGAATATGACAGCGGAACGCTCGACGCCTGGCCGACGGTTGAGGAGTTCGGATATCTAGCCTGGGGGGAATTTCACTGGGGCGGTATTCTGAGCGGCGATGCGACGGTCGACTACAAGATCAGTTTTTACAAGGTTTTGTCGCAGGCGGTGCAGGCGCGCTACATGAAGATCGAGCTATCAAACGCAACGACGCCCGACTTCATCGAGTTCGGTCGCGTATTCGCCGGGCCGAGTTACCGACCGACTAATAGCATGAAGTTCGGCTGGGACATTATGTGGATCGACAATTCGATCATCACTAAGTCGATCAACGGGAATACCTTTCTCGATGAGAAACCGAGATATCGGCGGATCACGTTCACGCTGCCAGCGATCCCGCAGGCGGAGGCGTTTCATAATCTGTTCAATAGTCTGGACCGTCGGCGAGGTATCGCGAAGGATATCATCGTAATCCCGCAGCCATCGGATGAAACGACGTTTATCACGCACAATATATATGGACGCATGAGCCAGCTTTATCCGGTCGAGAATCGAAGCCCGGCGTATTATGATCGCACCATACGAATCGAGGAGATTATCTAATGGGCTACCCGGTCACCCTAAACGGACGCACCTATACCCTGGCGGATTTCGAGGGGCAAAATTATGTTTCGGGTTTCCCCGATGCGCTCGAGGATTTCGTGACCGATGCGGGGGCGAATGTAACCGCAACGCAGAACGCGCAAACCGCAGCCGAGGCCGCACAGACCGCAGCGGAGGCAGCGCAGGCGGCAGCAGAAGCGGCGCAGGAGGCAATCGATGGGCTTTATTTGGGGGCGCAGGCAAGCAATCCCACGGTCGATTTGAACGGCGACCCGCTCACGGCTGGCGATTGGTATTTCAACACGACGGACAATACTTCGCGCGTCTTTGACGGGTCTGCCTGGAATACTATCGACCCCGACCTGATCGGCGACGCATCGCCGCAGCTCGGCGGAACGCTCGACGCCAACGGAAACGACATCGATATGGGCGTGAATCTGATCACCGACGCCAAGGTGGGGCAGTGGGACACTGCTTATGGCTGGGGCGATCATTCGGCGGCGGGATACCTTACCAGCTACACAGAAACAGATACGCTTGATTCAGTAACAGGGCGAGGCGCTACGACTACCAATGCTGTAACGGTGGGAAATCTTACCTCTACTGGCATCGACGATAACGCCACCAGTACTGCGATTACGATTGATAGCTCGCAGAACGTGGGGATTGGCGTAACGCCTGCTACTGACCTTCATGTCAGCAGTTCAACCACCTCTTCTGCCTTTAGGCTGACCAACTCAGGCACGACCGGCGCTGGATTTGACGTATTGACCAGCGGGGACAATGGATATGTCTATAATAGGAACAACAGCAGTTTAATATTCGGAACCAACAACACGGATCGCATGACCATTGACGCCAGCGGCAACGTGGGGATTGGCGACGGAGCTATATCCGCAACTTTAGATTTGCACTCAACAACGGCTGGGCGAGTGCTTTCGGTAGAAGGCTCTGGCGGCAAATGGGCATCTATTGTTAGCGGCACAGGCACTACTGGCCCACTGTTGGCGTTTGACAACACTGCATCGCGTTTCCGCATTTGCTCGGGGTCTGACAAGCTAGGCACTGGGTTAACAGAACACTTCATTGTTGAGCCAAGCGGCGACGTAGGGATAGGCGTTGTTCCGGGCGCGGCCCGTGTTGATATAAAAGGTAGCACATCAGACTCTACCGCTTATGCACAGTACACGAGGAATAGCGGAGGCAGTCAGCTATTCTCTATACGTAATGACGGTTTAATGAGTACAGGGGTTCAGGCTACTTCACCCTATAACCTGACCACTGGTTTATCTGCCAATATGCACGTAAACAGCGCCGGTAATGTCTTTAGGTCAACGTCATCAGCAAGGTACAAGAGAAACATCCAAGACATGACGTATGGCGTAGCGGATGTGATGAATCTGCGAGCCGTTACCTTTGAGCAGAAGAATGAATACCCAAGCAATACATACGCAGGCTTTATCGCTGAAGAAGTACACGACGCGGGGCTTACGGAGTTTGTCGAATACAACGACGCAGGACAACCCGACGCCGTACACTACGGCAACATGGTGTCGCTACTTACCAAGGCAATACAAGAACAGCAGGCTACTATTGCGTCGCTAACCGCACGCATCGAACAACTGGAGGCCAACTAAATGGCAAACTACAAGGAAACAACTATCGCTGGAAGTTCATACGTTCGCGCGAGTGGCGTTACCATTACCAACGGCGAAGCAAACAAGAACATCTATTTTGACGAGGAGAAGGTGATCAATCTGGGCGATGGCGATGTCATTCGTAAACCAGCGGGTCGCGTTGGTTCTCCGTTCTCAGCGGAAAACGCTGGGACCGCGTTCCCGATGCTAAACCCAGAGACAGGCGAGCCGATTGTCGATGGCGCTCAGATGACATACGAGGGCGTCTATGCCGCGCTTTATAGTCTGTATATTCATCTGGCAAAAGAGCGCGACGCTGCGCTCGAGCAAGAAGTCGACTCGCAATAAGCGCAGCGGCGATGATTGAGGGGGCTTTTTTATGTGGCGCATTATCACTAGCGGCGATGATTGGCTTGCTCGGGCTGCAAATTATCTTGTGCGCCTGGGCGATGCAGTTAGTCAGTTAGCCAACGTCATCATCGGCGGAACAAATCCGAACGAATCAATAAGCGGACGCGCCTGGCGGTTACGCACCCGGAAGGGCTGGAAGCAAGCGCGCGCGGTTATCGATTTTATTTTCTCGCCATTCGAGAAAAACCATTGTCACATGAGCTACGTCGCCGACTTGCATCGAGCGCGCAAGCTGATCGCTGAATCGGCTGCTCGAGGATTTGACATTTTATAACTGTCTAATCGCTGATAGAATCCACAAAACTATTGGGGGCGCGCTGTAGTGGTTACCGAATCCACAAAACAAGCCGTAGATGTGGCGAGCATAATGACTCTTGTCGGTTCTCTGGGCGCAATACTGCCGCCCATCGCGGCGCTGTTCACAATCGTATGGACGGCGATCCGAATTTACGAAACCAAAACGGTGCAGGGGCTACTCCGAAAAGGGGAGCTAGACGCGGGGGATTAGTATGTCCTGGCTGGGCAAGCTGTTCGGCAGCAGTGAGGCAACGACGCAAATCATCGATCAAACGTTCGGGCTGATCGATAAATCCTTTTACACCAAACAAGAGCAAGGCGAGGCACTGGCGGCTGCCGAAACAGAAGCGCGCCAGATGACAATCGAATGGCTCAAATCCACCAGCGGGTCGAGACTTGCCAGGCGGGTGATCGCGTTCGCAATCACTGGGGTGTGGCTTTTCATGTTTATCGCTGCGACGGTATCCTCGCTGATCTCGATCTGGGCGGCGGAGATCGCAGCCGAAAAGCTGGATCAATCCACGGCCATCCTTGACGGGCGAATCGAAACGATGACCCCGGCCATCATGCTGATTCTGGGCTTTTATTTTGCTGCGCCTTACATGGGCGATGTGGCGCGTGGCGCTCTGGAGCGGATCGGCGGCAACAAATGAGCGTCGATTTCAAGGTGTTGACTCGCTGGCTCGAGCTGGACGAGGGCTGCAGGCTAAAGCCGTACTATTGCACCGGGGGCAAGCTGACAATCGGCATCGGGCGCAATCTCGAGGCGAAGGGCATCAGTCGCGCCGAGGCGCAATTCATGCTCGAAAGCGATCTGGTCGACGTTATCAAGGAGCTGGACGAGCTGCTCCCGTATTGGCGGGATTTGTCCGAGGTGCGTCAGATGGTGCTGATAAACATGGCATTTAATCTCGGCACGTTCGGGCTGCTGAATTTCAAGCGCACCCTAGCGCACATCCAGGCGCAGGAGTGGGATCAGGCAGCCGATGAGATGCTGAGGTCGGAATGGGCTGAACAGGTCGGAGAACGCGCTGTACGGCTCTCTGAGGCAATGCGGAATGAATCCATACCAGTGTAGCGGGTCGTGGTAGAAAACGCGCCAGAGGCGCGTACATGGCGCGCTGCGTACTTTTACACCGGCAAGCCCTGCCGAAATGGGCATTTATCCCCCAGATTCACCGCAAATCGGTCTTGCGTCACCTGCTACGCGCTCAAAGAGGCCGCTACAACCCCCGAGGAGCGCCTACGGCGGCGAAAATACTGGCGGGAATACGATCGCAAGCGGGGGACGCGAACGGGCTACTGGCGCGAATATCTAAGCCAGGGGAACCGATCCAAATACAAAATGCTACGCGCCTGGGCGCACCCGAACCGCAAATCAGCGCGCACCCGGCGGCTGCGGCATATTGATCGCGCGAACGTATGCCGCGAAAATGACGCAGTTCAGATCGAGATAAAGGATATATACGCGAGGGCGAAGGCGCTGAGTGTAGAAACAGGCGAGCGGTATTCGGTCGATCACATCATACCGCTACGCAACCCCAAGGTGTGCGGCTTGCACGTTCCCTGGAATCTGCAAATCATGACGGCGGTCGACAATTCGCGAAAAGGAAACAAGTGGGAAAATGATTAAGCTGCAGACACCGCTCGGCGAGTTCTATGTGCGCCCGACCGAGATCATCGCGGTCGCGCCCGAGCGCAACCGTCCCGGCTGCTCTCTGATCTATACGTCGCTATTCCCCGATGGCTTGTCCGTCGATATGTCAACGCTTGAGATCGTCGGGCTGATATTCGATGCCGAAGCCGAGGAGGAATTCGAGATCGAATTCACCCCGGAAGATGAGGAAGAAGAAGAAGCCGAGGAAGAAGGAGAGGACGAAACAAAGCATTAAAAAGGCCGCCCGAGTGGGGCGGCCAGGACCATTTTAGGAGTGGTGACCCCAAGGGAGTCAGGGGTCGATTTAGACGTTACTCCTAATTTTCAGCGTTTTCAAGCGTATAGTACGCGCCTCTTTTGCGGCGACAACGCGCTCCGGCTGCGCCTTATAGTGGCGCGTCGGCCATTGCACCGTGTACGGTCCGGCGACCCCGGTCGTCGCGTCACCCATCCGCGACATGATCCGCAACTCGAGCGCTTCGATGTCGGCGTCAATCACTTCCCTATCGTTTCGCATGATCTCGAGCTGATAAATATCATTCTCGAGGCTCGACAGATCGACCGGCTCCGAATCGGTCGACGCTGGCGGAATCGCAGCATCGGCAACCGTGACCGGCGGATACCATTCTTCGCACTCGACGCGGCGGCGGAAGTCGCTGCAGATATCCGCGATCTCCTGCTGCATTGCATAATCCGCAGCGACAACGTGAATCCGGCGCTCAATCCCACGATGCAGCGTGACGATGATCCCGGCGGTCGCGCCGGTCGCCATCATTTGCGCCTGGAGTTGCACTGGGCCGCGATACAAGGGGACGCGATCCGATGGCGGGGCGGCGGTGCATTTGCACTCAATCGGCAATCGACCCGACAGCTCGATCGATTCCGCATCGCCGGAGATCGTGACAATGCCGCCCGAGCGCACCGTGACCGGCTC